AGAGAACGGTTGCACCATGCCAGGCGCACGCATACGAATCACGGCTCCGGTCTCATTGTTCAGCACGTCATCCATGTTGACCTGGCCCTCAACCACTGCAGTGCGCGGGTGAATGGACTGCGCCAAAGAGTCCAGCGTGTTGCGCAGAATCTCTGACTTAATTTCCTGGATGTCGTGCGTGATATCAAAAATGGACATCGCCTCGATGGGGCTGGTATGTGGCTCGGGATCGCAGGGAAAGTCCACAAATGGGATGTAGGACGCCGGTAGGTTGCGAACCACCTTGTAACTCGAACCCATGCAGCAAATTTTGCGCAACTCGGGGATGCCGTCGCCGTCGTAGTCGATGCGCTCATACGCCTCGATGTACAGGACGCGGCGCTGCATGGGGTTGGCGCTGTCTGTCTGTCCGATGGCAGTCGCCAACGGCTGGCGTGCCAGGTACTCTTCGTTATCGTCCAGGTCGGATGCGGTGACGTTGTCCAGCACCTCGTCCTCGTCGTATCCCATCGCAATCAGTTCAGCAACTGTCGCCATCTTGCGGTGCGCGATCAGGCTGCAATCGTCAAAAGAACGTGCGCGACGGTCAATCAGCAGTTCCTCGGGAGGCACTGCCATTATCTTAATCCGGCCATCCTTAGTGACGCGCTTGATCTGCACGTCGTGCAGCATGGGTTGCTGCATAGGTCCAAGCTGACCCGTCATCGGATCAATATTTTGAATGCCTGGTTGCATTGGATCAGGGTAGCTGACAACAATCTTGACCTCGGCCTGCTCCTGCATCAGTATTTGCAGGGTCTGGTCATCCAGGCCGCTAAAGTCGGTAATCTCCACCTTTTCGGAGTCCTCCCACCAGAATTTCGCAATACCGCACTTGCGGACCAGCGAGTCCTTGAAGATGGCGTAGGTGGTCATAAAACCGTTGTTGTCACGGTTAAAGATGAAATTCGCGTAGTCAGTGGCCTGCTTGGCGTGTTCCACGTCTGCCGGTGTCTCTGGAACATACTCGACGGTGTTCTCGCTTGAGAAAAATACCCGCATCAGGCTGGGCATCATGGCGCTGACGGTGTCGCGCACCTCCATCGCCACTACCTGGGAGCGCCCGTCTTCCTCGTTCCCAAACGGGTCGCCTCGGTAGTACGCGGTCCCCATCGCCCGAATGGGAGATATATCGGAATCGATGTAACTGACGGCGTCGGTCAGGTCTTGCCCGATGATCGCCTCCAGTTCGGTGTCATCCATTGGCTCTTGTGCGGCCACGTCGGTGGTCACTGGCATATCGTTCATGTTCATTTCTTGTTCCTCTCGGATATTGCTTTGGCCTTGGCTCGCGCATCAGCCTTAGATGACGCACCCCACGCTTTCAAACTCAACAGCAAGCGTGTTGGCTCTCCGTCTTTCATCTCAGCGCCTGGCATATTGCCCATTCTCGCAAGGAATGACGCTCTGCGCGGGTTATCACCAGACTTCACTGGCGCTTTCAGATTCATACCCTCGGCCTTGGCGCTCGCGCGTCCCTTGGCATTCAAGCCGCCACTAGGACTCTTTCCCTCTTTACGCTGCCATGCTGGTGTCTTCATTTGATGCCCCAAAAATACAAGTCTCTTGGAGATTGATTTTCGCTAAATTCATGCCGTGAAAACCTCTTGACCAACAAACCAAAATGTCCTGCCTCTAGGTTCATGTAGTAGTCATTCGTGAAAGGAGCGTCAGCCGGTGACGTTCTCGTTGTCCCATGCTCTTGCCTACCAGTAGTCGCGCAGGAAAATACAACCAGGCCGCCAACCTTGACCAAGTCAATCATTTTGGAGAATGTCTTGCGCCAGTGTCGATCATGCTCAAAGCACTCGCACGATATGGCAACATCAAAATGTCCATCCGCATATGGCAACTCATGCCCTGCACAGACAATGTCAACGCCCTTGCCCTCTCCTAAGTCGCAGCCCACATACTCGTCCGCATTTACAAATAAGTCACGCACAGTTCCGTTGATGTTCAATGAGCCAATCTCTAAAACCCGCCCACCCGCGAAAAACTCAGGGAATTGAGCCTTTACGCCACTGACAAAGTTGATCTGGGACTCGTGACTCACTTGAACCATTCCTCTGCATAGTGTGGCCTGTTCTGTAAAAGCCACGGTATAGCCGCCCTGGTCAGGGACTCACCATTCAATCCAATAGTCTGGCTGCCAATGTGGTGCACATAAGACCGGCTCAGGTAATGGTGGAAACCCGCCGCACGCAAGTCTTCGCAGTGGACATCGTCCGAGTACCAGTTCAGCGGTGGGAACTTAAAGCAATCCCAGGCTTCGCGGCCAATCCATGCAAATATGGGACTGACAACCTCCATTGGCACAATAGCATCCTCGTAGGGATACCGGAAATAGTTCAGTTTTTGGTCAAATGGATTACTGCGAATGTTCTGTACCGGCCTGGCTGCATCGCAACGCGCAGAGACCCAACCCACAGTCTTACAAGTCTTATCCTTTAACTGCTGGACATCATCCACCAGCGTTTTGTAGCTGGTGGGCGTCAGCACGATATCGTCATTGGCGCAGATCACAGACTCAAAGCCATCAGCAAAGGCGCGGTCCATTACGTCGTTGTAATCTTCACCAAAATTGTGCGCTGCACCAAATACTTTTAGGTCGGTGTCAAAGCCGCCAATCACTGACTCAGGGCCGCGCAAGTAGACAGGCACTTCGGGGCAGTATTCAGCAATACTTGCAAGCATCACCCGCAAACCCTTGCCATGCACTGTAGAAATGCAGATTGGTGAGATCATTTCTTCATTGGCTTGGCAGTCTTAGCAGTCTTAGCCGCCTTGCGGAAGTCGGCCGCGCTAGGTGCTGCCTTGCTTCCGACCTTGTTCATCTTCTCGCCAGAGCCAGCCTTGATACGCTTTTGCTTGGCGTGAATGTTGGCGTACAAACCTGGCTTTTTCATTCCTCTGTCCCTCCCTCTAGTTGCGTGTCCATAGGCGCTTCATTGTCTGCACGGCCATCGTTAGGGCCGCCCGTAACCCAAGCATCGCACGTTCTAGTAGCTGCGCACTTGAAGTCAAAAATCTCGCAATAGCCGAGGTCAGCGAGTCGTATAGTTCCCCAAGGATCCGCTTCATTTCCGATTCCTTTCGCAATGCACTGCTTGATTGAGTCCTGCACGTTGAACGCCGCGCAGTTACCGCAGCGGCTCTTCTTCGCGTCATCCACGCTCACGTCCCAAGTGTCAGCCTTCTTCTTCCAGTAGGCCGTGTTGGGTAGGTTTGGATTCTCAGGGCCGTAGGCGGCAGTGGTGATCGCCTTCGCCCGATTCTTCAGGTTCAGCACCACGTCCTGGGTAGGCATAGGGCATTTCGCCACCTCGCTACTTGGCGTCATCATCTGATTCATTGCCGCCTGGTACTTGCCAGGCACATCGCGGGTTTGCGTTGCCATTACATCTTTCCCTTCGGCATAGGCTTGGACTTGCCAGCCTCGGACAGCGCGATAGCAATCGCCTGCTTGGGATTCTTCACCACTCGCTTGGTCATGCCCGAGTGCAGCTTGCCCGACTTGTACTCGCCCATCACCTTAGCAATCTTCTTGGCGGCCTTCGTAATCTTCATGGTTTCACTCCTTCAGTTGGATGCGCAATTATGCTACTCGCGGAAGATTTCTGCGCAACGGCTTGTTCCAGGATACTTTAGCACCGCCAAATGCACCAATTACCGCATCGGACGCAAACGTCAGGCAAAAGGCATCGGCGCGGTCCGGACTTGGGAATCCGCGTTTCCGGATCTCGTCCTTTCCCTCGATCTGAATCTTTCCGGAACTGGTGAACGAATACCGCACGATGGCCAGCTCGGCCACCAGCGCCTCGTCCTTTGGCATCTTGCAGTCCCTACCCTCCAGCCAGGCTTTGGCCTTGTGCCATAACTCAGCCTTCAGATTCCGGTACGTCGCGCCCATCGCCGGCGACTCCGAGACGTTGATGCCGCGACAAGGCAGACTCAGTTCCCGCAGCCGGTCAACCACTCCAGCGCCCAGGCCGATGCTGTCCACCAGGATCTCTGTCGGTCTCTCGCTTGGTGGCAGCGCCTCGTACTCGGATACCACCGCGCCCGTGAGTTGCATCAGGTCCAGGTTCTTCCAGGTCTTGATCGGCTCGGTCACGGCGTTTCCCTTACGCTTGCAGAGCGCCGACCTGTCTGACCCAAACCTGGCAACGTCCAGACCCCAGACCATCGGCGCTGACTCGCTGGGCTGGACATCCCTCTGCTGCGCCATCTCCAGCAACTCCATCGGGATGACAGTATCGTCATCTGAACGCGGGAATTCGCCCAGCACCCTGATCCGGTAGGCGTTTGACTCTTCGCCGTAGCGTGCTGCCATTTCTCCCAGGTACGCCTCTGAAACGCGGGGAGAGTCGGCGCAGGAAACCTTCATCGTCACCCAATCATCCTTCAGCCGGTTGTGGGTGTCGTAGAAGAAACCCGTTGAGCGCACCGGATTACCCAGCAGCAGGGTCACCGCCTTGTGACCCGACATAGAACCGGCTGCAGCCTCAAACACCGCCTCGGGAATACCGGACGCCTCGTCGGCCACCAGCATGACGTTGTCGCTGTGGACGCCCTGGAGTGCTTCGGGCTGCTCTGCGCGGCTTGTCCTGGCCGAGATGAACGCCTCGTTTGGTGCTTCCTTCACCTCAACCCTGTCCTGCTTCACGTCCAACTGATCCTGCAGCATCGGCGGCAACTGCTTAACCCATCGCTTCAGTTCTGCGAATAGGGCGTCGTAAAGCTGGCTTGACGTTGGCGCTGTAACCACAATCTTTACAGGGAACCGCAGAAATAGATACCAGAGCATTGCCCAGGCCGACGCCGTACTCTTACCCACGCCGTGGCCGGAGCGTACGCTAATGCGTCGGTTTCCCTTAGCAATGTGATTCAGAAACTCCACTTGCCAAGTATCAGGCTCGGTGTTCAGCACCTCCCTGACAAACAGCACGGGGTCGTTTCGGTAGCGTATGGCGAACTCGATAAACGGGTTCTCGGAATTCTCAAAATTTTTTTTGGAAGACATAGGGCGCGATCAGGTGGGTGGGTAGGGGGTCAGTGGATTCGTTGATTCGGTAGGTGTTTGGGTGCTGCCACAACCGCCCCGCCGCCACGGCCACCCAGGGGGGGTCGGGCGCCCGCGGCCAGGTGGGACGCCGGCCAACCGCGGGCCACAGCCTGTGGATAACTCAGCACGCTGCGCGTCCCCTCTGACGCTGCGATATGGTGCGCGTAACCCTATGATTCCATTGAGTATTTCGCTGTGCGTCTGCACTTAGTGCGACAGAACTACTTAATACAGTGTCCATTATGTGAATGAAAACACCATAGTTATGCGTGTTTCTGCTTAATCCTTGAGCAAATGTGCTCATTCTGTGGATAACTTTGGCATCCGGTCTGTGGATAACTGCTCAACCACCTCGACGTGGCGTAGCGCCTCCATCCGCAATCCCTGGATGCTGATGTTCACCGCCTGCGCCTTGTCAGTGCCGTACGTCTTGCGATCCCATCGCTCGGCCAGCCACTGGCGCGTCCGGATGCGCTGCACGTCGCGCTGGCCGTTGTCGACGTCCATGCCGTCCGCGATGGCGAGTGTCTCGCAGGCTAAATGCGAGGCCGCTTCCACCCGCGCGCGCGTAATTATAGGTTCGTAGTCGTTATCCGCTATCCAGGTATCGAGCGCACGCCGTCCGATGCCCAGGCCACGGCATATGTCTGCCTTGCTGCGCCCTTCCTCAAACATCGACAGGATTAACTCGTCGTCAATGTCCTCCAGCAGCGCAATGTCTGCTCTCACCTTCGGATTCCCAGGCATTACATGACCCTCCAAGCGTTTTTCGTTGTAGCAAGCACCCTACGCACCACCTCATCCCACAAATCAATTCCTGCGCCCATTCTTATCCCTTTCTGCTGCCTTCGTATCGAACATCTTCCCATCCTTGAATGGCTTACTGATGTCGATGTCGTTATCCATGTCCTCAAACCCGCTGCTACATTGCGGCGTCACGGGAACCATTGTCGTACCTGGCAGTGCCGTTTTGATTTCGCGTACCTGAGTCAAGGTCGGACCCATCATCACCACCTCCAGTTCCGCGAGTGTCCAAATTGAGCGTGCGCCTGGCGCCTTGCGGAACTGCTCGTACCAGGTCGCCATCTGTTTATCCCTGACAACGACCATCAGGCTCCGGTCGGCCATCCGATGTTCCATGCAATCAATTTTAGGCATCTGCTCGATTCCTGCATCAGTCGCCCACTTGGTCAAAGCCTTGTAGGCCGCAATCATTCCCTTGATGGCCTTCTCTAGCCGTTCTTCGTCCCGCGCCTGGCTGGCCTCCCAGATGCGCTCCCGCTGCGCGTTGAACTTCCTGCGGAACTCAGGCTCCACCAAGTCGATCACTCGGTCAATGCCCCATACCTTCTCATGCTCCATCTTCGCCATCTCCATCTCAACCATGAGCGAATGCTCAAAGACCTTGAACGGGTCCGACGGGAATACATCACGATCTGTAAGTTTCTTCGATGCCATCTCTAATCCTTTTAATAGCCGACTTCAAACGTAGCCAACTTCCAAAATTTCGAGATAGCCGACTAGCCGACTTCATATTGCATTAAGCAATATTATGAAAGTCGGCTATCCGACTACCTATTTCTGGCCGACTTAACCATAGCCAGCTTGCCATGTTTTTACAAGTCGGCTATGTTTCTCAAACATTAGTACATAGCCAGCTTGCCATGTTTTTATAGCCAACTTCATAAGTCGGCTATCAGAATGACGCCACAAAAGGCTTATCTTTGTCCTTATCAGGGTAGATCACCCAGACGTACTCCGCTACATCCGTCTTGTGATAGCCCACCAATTCCTTGGCGAACATCGACTTCTTGCCCTTGTAGAAGTCAGTGTTAATGCTCTGGCTGTCACCTTTCAGCTTCACAAACTCATCCTTCCACTCAGTTACCGAAACCGTCTTATGGCGCTCGTTACCCACGTTTGTCATGTGGCCGTTCTTCTCAATTGCCTTGTGGATGGCGTTCAGCGCGACCTGTTGGTTCTCCTGCAGCTTGCGTGGCTTCTCCTGGCGCTGTATTGCACTGGCCTGTTCCTGCTGCTGGATCGCCTCGTCACTCGGCCTCACGGCCAGGCTGATCTGTGCGTCGCTGATGCCTAGCGCGCTGGCCTTGATCTCCACCTTCACCATCTCAAACCCGATCTTCAGACCGTCCTGGCCGTCCTTCTGCTTACTGATCGTAAGGATGCCTGATCCTGCTATCTGGCTAGACGGGTTAGTAGCTGCGTCAATCTTCATCAGTTCCAGCTGCGTGTCCACGGCTCCCAACAGGCTGGAATGTCCCCGCAATCCCTTAGTGGCATCCTTACCCGAGTGATGCAGGACCATCATGGCGCAACCCAGCATCCGCTGAATCCTGCCGGCGTTATGGATAAACGCTCCCATGTCCTCTGAGTTGTTTTCGTTGCCACCTCCGAATGCTCGGGCTAAGGTGTCAATCTGCACCAGCTCGAACTGGACGCCTGTCTTCTCCATCAGGTCCTTAATCGAGGCCACTAGCAAGTCGAAATCCTCGACGCTGGATCTCATGTTGATCGCGGCCCTGATGACATAGATTTCTGCGCCGGCCTGAGTGCGGTTGTGCATCTTGCAGGCTTTGATCCTGGCTCCTATGCCGCCAAAGCCTTCGCCGGCAATGTAAAGGACTGCGCCTGCAGTTTGCACCTCCCGCCCCATCCACGTCCTGCCCGTCGCCACCGCCTCGGCAATGTCCAAGGCAACGAATGACTTGTATGAGCCTGGCGGCCCGTATAGCGCAGCAAAAGCCTTCTTCGGCAAAACATTATCAATCAGCCACTCCACCGGCTCGTCCTCAATCGAGTCCCAAGACTCAATGTTGAGCAACTGCCGCGGGACTAAGATGGGCGGCTCAGTTATATCTAAGTTATCTGGTTCTACAGTAACTTCGGTAGTTTCCACTGGCTCAATCCAATTAGGCGTTAGCACCTGACCCACACTGGTGATGACGGGTAATGCCTTAGCGAGTTCTGCTAGCCTGGCGCGGTCACCGCCGTCCGCTACCCACTCGTAGGCGTCATCCCCGAGATCCGGTAGGTTCAAGTCGAGAACTCTGATTGCCTTGGCTACTGGCAACAATGCCTGCACCACCCGCTTTGCGTACTTCCAGCCTGGTGCGTCGCAGTCAGGAACCACTATCACTACAGCGCCGACAAAGTATTGGGTGATGTCATCAGGCCAGTGGCCTGCACCAGCGTGGCTCGTAGTGGCAATGGCTCCGATGCTGACCAGAGCATCCGCTGCCTTCTCGCCTTCCACCAGATAGATGGCGCGGCCAGCTTCCCTGGCGTTGATGAGTTCCGGTAGCCGGTAGGGAACTATCCGCGCCCCTGTCATGCTGCCCTTGCGGTTTCCTGCTGCATCCACCTTGTGGAGCGAGTACGTCTTGCCCTTCTCGGTGTTGGTCTTGAACCGGCGCTTTACGAACAGCGTCTCGCCCGACTCGTCCTTGTACTCCCACTCCTGCTCCAGCGTTGGCATAGTCATCAATTCACCTTTGATAAGCGCGAGACTGTACTCCTGGCGCTGGAGCGCTGGCAACAGGTTACGTTCCCTAACT